CCGCTGACCTCTTGGGGTGCGCTGCGGGATGCCGTCGCAGACGCAGGCGGCGATGGGGCGGCGGCGCTGGACGAGGCCACCACCTCTGCTGACCGCCTTGCTGATGCGGTGAGCAGGGCGGGTGGCGCGGCGGGCAAGGCCAAAGACGCAATCGTCACCGGCTTTGTTGCCGTCTCGAAATCGCTCTCAGACTACGCGAAATCAGCGATTGATTTGGGCAAGGGTCTTGGCGAGAGCCTCATGGGGGCCTTTCGGGGGGCGGAGAGCGCCTTTCGCAGCTTCGTCGAGACCGGCAAGCTCGATTTCAAAAGCCTTGTGCGCTCAATTCTTGCCGATCTTGCGGTTCTCGCTTTCAAACGCGCGGTGTTGGGGCCTCTCGCCAATGCGCTTTCTGGCATTTTCGGGGGCGGGTCTGTGGCGGCGGCCGTCTCTCATGCGGGTGGCATCGTTGGATTTTCGGGCACGCAGCGTGCCGTTCCGGCGCTCGCCTTCGCTGGTGCACCAAGACTCCATGACGGAGGCTGGGCGGGACTTCGGCAAGGCTATGGTTTTGCGGGCCTACGGCCCGACGAAGTGCCGACGATCCTGCAACGCGGTGAGCGAGTCCTGAGCCGTCGCGAAGCTGCCCAATATGGCGGTGCCAGACAGGGTTCCGGCGGGGTCACCGTCAACATTGATGCGCGCGGGTCGCAAATGGGCGTGGCGGAACAGATCGACGCCCGGCTGCGTGCCGCTCTGCCGGAGATCAAGCGTGTTGCCATTCAAAGCGTCGCCGAGCGCCGCGCCAGAGGCTATGCCATATGACCGTTCCATCACTGCCCCTGCATCTGGTTGAGAGCCTCGAGCGGCGCCTGGTCGCGAGTGTGACAGCCGCCACCTCGAGTTTTACCGGTAGCCAGCAAATGCAGGACTGGGGCGGTGAATGGTGGGAGTTCACCTTCGAGATGGCATTGACCAGGGGCCGGGAAGCGCGGCGGCTGTCTGCCTTCTTCGCCGCACTCGGCGGCATGCGTGGTCCGTTCCTGTTCCGCGATCCCTCAGCCGGTCGCTCGGACCTCTTGGCAGATCCGATAGTCAGCGGCGGCGGTCAAACCGGAGATGCGCTTGTCACAAGCGGGTGGGCACCGTCATCGCCTGCGCTCGAGACCGGCGACTTCATCTCGCTTGGCGACGATACCGATACGCGGCTTTATCAGATCACCGCAGATGTCGTGGCGAATGGATCAGGTAAGGCGACCCTACAGATTACGCCACGCCTGCGATCCTCACCCCTGAACGGCGCTGCCCTTGAAATCGCCGCACCTGCTGTCCTGCTGCGCCTCACCGGCCCGGTGCCGACCCGGATTACCCGAGCCGACAGCCACCGTTTCAGCGTGACCGCCCGGGAAGCGCTCTGATGGGCCGTGATGTCACAGCCGGTTTTGCGACGGCGCTGTCGGAACAGTCGTTGCGCCCCATTCTGCTCTTTGAGGGGGAGTTTGCCTCGGGCTGGGTGCGTGTCTGGACGGGGCTTGGGGAACTGTACTGGGATGGCAAGATCTGGACCGGAATGGGCAGCCTCATCAGTATAGGCGCCCTTGAAGAAACCAGCGATGTGGTCGCCAGCGGCACCATGATCTCGCTCTCGGGCGTACCGCTGGAGTTGGTCGGGATTGCCATCGAGGAAGCGCGGCAGGGCAAGCCGGGACGGGTCTGGTTGGGACTGCTGGACGATACCCAGAACGTCATTGCCGATCCGGTACAGGCCTTTCAGGGCCGGCTCGATGTGCCGGAGATCACGGACAATGCACAAAGCTGTACCGTGACCATCAGCTATGAAAGTCGGCTTATCGATCTCAATAGACCGCGCAGTTGGCGCTACACCCATGAAAGCCAGCAAGCCCTTCATCCCGGCGACCTCGGCTTTGAGCATGTCACAACCATTCAGGACAAGGAAATCACCTGGGGGCGTGGATGACGTTAGGGCTTTGAAGAGATGGAGGCATTGGTGGCATTGATCCGCACCAATTGCGGATAACCGGCCCGGCAGCGTCCCTGCATGTTGGTGATGCTGGGCCGTTCTTCCGGGCAATCTGCAGCGATGATCCCAAGTGCTGTTGGTAGCGGCGTATTAGGGCCTACGATCTCGCAGAAGCGCGTCTTGGAGTAGCGCCCGAACCGGCCGCATTCCGGGCAGGCTATCTCAACTGTCTCGTGGGGAAAATCAAAGGCGCGCATGCCGCAGAGAATGATCTGAACTTCACAGGAGAGCAAGATGCAGCGGGATGCGAGAGTACCCGATTGGGAACGCCGCTTGGTGCAGGCCGTTGAGAGTGTCCGCCGGAAGCCTTTTTCCTGGGGCACTCACGATTGCGCAACCTGGGCTTTTGATATCCGGCGAGACCTGACCGGTGGGGAAGACATCGCTGCGTCGTGGCGCGGACGCTATCGCACAGCTCTCGGCGCGCATCGCGTGATGAAACGCCTCGGCTGGGTCAGTCTCGAGGCAGCGGGGCGGGATCTGCTCGGGACACCATTGCCCTCAGTTCTACACGCCAAGCGCGGCGATCTGGTCCTGGGTGGGTCAGAGCCGGCGTACGGTGTCTGCGTAGGGGCCAAGGTGGCCTTCGTGGCCCCGGATGGTCTTACGTTTCTGCCGCTTGTCTCCTGCTCGCTCGCCTGGAGGGTCTGAGCCTCATGCCACCAGTTGTTCTTGGGGTTGCTGCACTTGGCGGCGCGGCCCTTGCCGCGGGCGGGATCGGGGCTGCGCTGGCGGCCGGCGGTCTCATCGGGATCGCGGCAAACTTCGGCGCCTCGATGCTGCTGTCGGCGGCCGCGCAAGCCCTCATGCCACAGCCCACGGTGGCGATGCAGGCACGAACCGTGACCGTGCGCGAGCCGGTGATGCCCAGGGAGATGGTCTATGGCCGCGCGCGCAAGGGCGGGGTGATCGTCTTTCTCCATGCCAATGGCGACAAGGATCAGTACTTGCATCTGGTCATCGTGCTGGCGGCCCATCGCGTCAAATCGATCGGGGCAATCTACTTCGAGGGCGAAGAGGCCATCGACACCAACGGCACAGCACAGGGACGTTGGTCCGGCAAGGTCACAGTCGAGAAACGCCTTGGGGCTGAAGGCCAGACAGCCTTTGCGGGGCTTGTCGAAGAGGTCTCCGAGCACTGGACGAATAATCACCGTCTGGCAGGCTGCGCCGCGGTCTATCTGCGCCTCACCTACGATGCGGACGCCTTTCCGGGCGGCATTCCCAACATCACCGTCGACATGGAGGGGAAAGACGACATTCTGGATCCGCGTTCCGGAGAACAGGTCTACACAGAAAATGCCGCCCTCTGCGTGGCTGATTACATGGCGCATGCCACTTACGGGATTGGGGCTGGCATCGGTGCTGAAGACGGTATCGATCTCGATGCACTGGTTGAGGCGGCGAATATCTGCGACGAGGCGGTGCCGCTTGCGGTTGGTGGAACGGAGCCTCGATACACGTGCAATGGCGTTGTGACGCTGTCGGAAAACCCGAAGACCATCATCGAGGCGATGCTGACCGCCATGGCTGGGCGCTGCATATGGCAGGGCGGGCGATGGCGGCTGCAGGCAGGGGCCTATCGTATTCCAGAAGTCACGCTTGATGCGGACGATCTGCGCGAGGGCGGTTTGCAGCTCACCACGCGCCTCAGTCGGGCCTCGAACTTCAATTCGGTACGTGGGCAGTTTGTCAGTCCGGAGAATGACTGGCAGCCGGACGACTTTCCGGCTTACGCCTCGGACGTCTACCTCACGGAAGATGGCGGCGAACGGATCTGGCGGGATATTGCGCTGCCGTTCACCATCTCGGCCGCAGCCGCCCAGAGGCTGGCCAAGATCGAGCTTGAGCGTGCGCGACGCCAAATGAGCGTGAAGTTCGATGGCAAGCTGAGCGCCTGGTCTGTGGCGGTTGGGGAGACCGTGCAGCTTGATTATGCTCGCTGGGGCTTTGCCACAAAGCCCTTTGATGTGCAGTCGATGCGGCTGGATCTGGTGCAGATGGGCGATGCGCCGCTTCTGGTGCCGGAACTGGTTCTGCGCGAGACCTCGCCACTGATTTACGATTGGGATGCGTCCGAGGAACAGATTTACGCGGCCGCACCCCGCACGAACCTGCCATCGGCCTTTGCCGTTTCGGCACCAGGGCGCCCGGAGGTCTCTGAGGAGCTATACATCACCCGCGACGGCGGAGGTGCAAAGGTATTGATCCGTGTGACCTGGGCGGCGGCTGCCTCGAGCTTTGTCGGCCAGTATCAGCTGGAGGGGCAGCGTGATGGGGGAGCTTGGCTCGATTGTGGCCGTACCGGTGGCACCATGCTGGAATTGCGTGATGCAAGCCCGGGGCACTGGAAGTTCCGCGTCAAGGCGATCTCGGTATTGGGTGTGTCTTCCGATTGGCGAACGCGCGAGGCAGAAATCCTTGGGCTGACCGCACCGCCAAAAGCGCTGCGTAACGTGACGCTACAGACGGCGGGCGGTCTTGCCATCCTGAAATGGACCAGGGCGGCAGATCCGGATGTGCGCGTGGCGGGCAATATCGTCATTCGTCATAGCACCGAAGGCATCACCACCTGGGCCAATAGCTATTCCATGGACCGGGTGGCGGGATCGGAAGCCATTGCCGTGGTGCCGCTCAAACCCGGCAGTTATCTGATCCGGGCCGAGGACAGTGGCGGCCGGCTCGGGCCGGTGGCAACAGTGAGCACCAAGGGGGCGCAGGCGCTGAGTTTTGCGCCGATCGACAGTTTGCAGGCTGACCCGGGCTTTCCAGGCGGGACGACCGATCTCTCCGTCGTTGGCAGCACGCTGCGGCTGGCCACGAGTACGGACGAGGCAGGCGTGCCCAGCACCACCACGCTGGAAGGCCTCTACAGCTTCGGGGCGGGGCTGGATTTTGGCGCGGTCCGCCGCCTTCGGCTACGCAGCCAGATCAGCGTGGCGGCGCTGGCGCTTCTGGATCAGATCGATGCGCGGGCGGAGCCCATTGATGCTTGGGCGGATTTCGACGGCACGGAGGGTGCGGAGATCGACGTGGTCGTGGAGGTGCGTGAAACTGACGACGATCCCCTCGGGGCGCCCAACTGGGGCCCCTGGGGCCGTGTCGACAATCATGAAATCGAAGCCCGGGCAATCGAGGCGCGGGCCTGGCTCAGGACCGGAGATCCAGCGTTCACGCCGGTGGTTAGTGCCCTGCGGCTTCATGCGGACGAGGTGGCTTGATGACGCAAACAAACAGCTTTGTGATCGAGAATGACAGCGGTCTGGCGGTGCGCACAAGGATCAACGAGGTAATTGCGGCGCTCCAGTCGGCGAATGCCGGGCCGACCGAGCCGACCGATACGCGCCCGGGCATGCTGTGGTTCGACACCAGTGCTTCTCCGCCCATTCTAAAGATCCGGGATGCGCAGGACAGTGCGTGGCAGGAGTTCCTCGATGGCGGCACATACTGACAAGACCAAATCATCTGGAAGACCACCATGACCGACGGCAGCTTCATCGAAACCATCAACAGCTTTTTTGGGGGCGCGCTGACCACGCTGATTGGGGCCTTCACCGGGCGCCTCATGTACCATTCTGGCGAGGTCAAGCTTGGCAAGCGCCGCTTCTTCGGAAAGGAACTTCTCTGGGAAATCCCCGTCGCGATCGGCATGGCCATTATTGGCGAAGCAGTCGCGACTTACCTCGGCCTGACCCAGCCGGTCAGCACCGGGCTAGTGGCCACACTCGCCTATCTCGGCCCGCGGGGTGCTGAGGCCGTGATTTGCGCGTGGCTTGGCCGGAGAAAGTAAACCTCGAACCCAGGCACCATCCGAACATCCCGCACAACCAATGAACCCGCTGTCTCGCATGCGGGGCAAGGAGGCTATTGCCATGACCCCTTATGACATCGCTAAATCTTACATCGGTTTGACCGAAGGTCCCGGGCCGGAAAACAACCCGGTCATTCTCGAAATGTACGCCACGGTCGGCCACGATTGGGTGGAGCATGACAGCGTGGCCTGGTGTGCAGCCTTTGTGGGCCACTGCTTGGAACAGGCCGGGATCCGATCGACGCGCAAACTGACCGCACGCTCCTATCTCGATTGGGGTGTGCCGGTCGACATCGCTGATGCGAAACCCGGTGACATAGGAGTCATCCCACGTGGATCTTCCAGTTGGCAGGGACATGTCTTCTTCGTCGACCGGATCGAAGGCGGCTGGATCTGGGGGCTGGGTGGCAACCAGAGCGATGCGGTTAATGTCAGGCGCTATCCGAGTTCGAAACTGCTCGGTATTCGTCGAGGCGGACACGTATCGCCGGCCGCGCGCATGTCAGTGCGCCAGTTGCAGCGGCGTCTGAAGGACCTTGGCTATCATGAGGTTG